CAGAAGATTTTAAACTTGCAGTATTTTTAATATAAGGAACTAAAGAACTGTCACCTACTATCCCAAGGGATTGCATTGCCTCAGTATTGTTGGGCGTTTTGTCAAATGAAAAACTACTGGTAAAAGAGCAAGCTACTTGTGAAATATCAAATATATCTGAAATTTGACGGGTATATTTAATACTCGTTTTCTCTGGAAGCTGGACGCTAACACCATTGATTATTAATTCGTCCATAATAGAGATGGATTAAATCTATAATGTAGTTCAAGACTTATTGTAACTGCATATACTTTCTTTATATTATCGTATTCAATACTATTTGACTTCATAAATGCAGTTTTCCAGCTTGCTGTATTTTCATCATAAAGATAAATGCCACATGACACTATCATATCTTTTGCATAATTAACATATTCAGAAGGTATCTTTGAATACAGTCTAAAATCGTATTTAGTTTCGCTTCCTAAATTGATAAGTCCACCTTCTGGATAAGCATTAAAACCTAAGCTGGCTGCACTTTCTTTTTCTGAAAAGCTTTCAAATAACCAATAACTATAACCGCCTTTTTGGTTTGAGAACTTAAGATAATAGTTATTACAACCTTTAATCCTTCTATAATCTACTTTTTCAGCCAATGAAACAGATCTCGATTTTACAACATATTCCTCCGTATATTCATCACTTATAGGGTAACCAGACCAAACAGGCAGCCTTTCGGATATTCTTAAATTTATATTTGGCGATTGCGTTTGGTTTGTGTCATTGGTTCTATTTCCTCCTCTTATAAAACATTTAGTTATAGTGAAAGAAGTAAATTCTAAATCACTCCCTACTGTTATTGACATGTTAATAAAATTCATCCATCCGTTGGACGAGTATTGCCCGTCATTTGGCGGCATTAAACTCTTAACTACTTGTTGTAGGTTAAAAATAGCTGATCTATTTTCATCAGGATAAAAAATAAACTTAGTAGAACTCCCGAAAAACCAATTAACATATACCGTAAAGTAACCAATAGGAGAAGAAGATTCTAATTTCATCCAAATTTCATTATTGATAAGATAACCGTTGCTATTTAAATTATGAGAAATTGCCATTTAATTGTTTTTTTAAAATTTTATTTATTTCAATCGAGATAAAAGTTCCTAGTTTTTTTGAAACATAGTCATTTACTTCGCTCGAATGTAGCACTTCTAATAAGTCAGTACCATCTGGATAGTAACTTGTACCTTCATTTTTTATTTTGGTAGCAACTGCAAACGCAACACTTAAAGCTTCCTTACCTCCTATGCCAAACTTAGCATTCACCCATGGTATTAATGCACTCACTGGTGGCATTTTTCCTGGTTTTCGTCCATTATCTAACCAGTAAGTATAATCCATTCCCCAAATCTCACCATTACCATTTACCGCTCTTGCTTCCAAGCTTTCCAACCATTGACCCGTAGCATTCATACCTAGCTCTATAAACTTAGGTTTAAGATAATTATCTATAACACCTTGGATAGTTTCAATTATCGCTTCATCGGGTATTTTAACAAAGTTATCCATTATACAGGCTCTTCCGGCAGTTTCATCCAATGGGTTACTGTTGCGATATCAGAATTTGAATCAAACCAAGTATCACTTTGAAAATAACCTATCTTTATATGCCCGTTAGACTTATCACATGTAGTAAAAAAATCTTTCATAAAATTATTCTTTTAATTAGTATATTTGCAATTTTTAGCATCACTAAAAATAGTGTCTTTAGTCCTACGCCCATAACACATGGGTGTTTCTATTATCTTAAATCTCAGTACAAATCTGCAATTTTAATCCATGTATAAAATTCAACATCATCACTTAACCCGTGTTTTTTACCTTTAATTCTAATCTCATTATTTAAAACCTCTTCTACAATTACATTAATTCCTTTATAGGAAACTATATCCCCCTTTTTAATTATTAATCTATCTTTTAATAACGTTATTATTTCTTTTGAAATGTTTTGCAAAGCTCCGTCGTAATAATCACCGCAAAGGCATGAATCAATTAAACGTTCTAATTCCTCTTTAATGTTCATATCTTAAGTTATTTCAGTAAATGTATAATTAATCTTCCAACCATTGTAATTATCTAAATAATTATGCATCAATACTGCATCACCATTTTGCGTAACTTGAATACTACGCCCTAGGATTTTACAGTAGTCTAAAATATTATCGCAGCCTAAACAATTTATGATCGGATAGAATACCTCAACCCATTTACTTTGACTTATCGGATAGCCTTTTATTTCATTATAATTATTTATTCCTAATTCTTTTTGAACCATAGCATAAATAGAAAAGTTCCAAACGCATTTCTTTGAAGTCGTTAACCCAGTTGTTGAATTAAATACTTTTTCTTCTCTGAATTTTAAATCAGTCAAAAAAACATTTACACAACACTTTTCACTCTGAACTATGTTTATTTGAGAAGTAACCAAAGGTGCTGAGAATTCCCAGCATAAACAGCATTTATCTTCGCAATTCCATAAGTCTACTTGCTTTGCCCAAAAATCTACTATGTCCATTACAATTGTTTTGATTCTTTATAAAACAAATCTGATAATTCAGCAACCATCTCCTCTAATCCTTCCTCACCACACTTCCCTAACCTTGTTTGAAAATATGAGTAATTAGGAAAGTCACAATGAGCATCTATAATCTCTTCTATTTTTTTTTCTAGTGTCATAATTATTGATTTTATAAAATTTTAATTAAACTTTCAAATGCTTCTATGTCTTTAGTTCTTTTCGGGTCTATTATTTCTAAAACAATTCTTATTTTATCCACTGTTAAATACATGTAGTCACTATAATTTCCATTCTCTATAAATAAAAATTCAGAAAACATAGCTACACAAAGTCTACTGTAATCACCTTTATTTGAAAGCACATCTTCAATTAGTTCTTTTGCGTTCATAACCTAGTTTTTAATTTTAGCCATTTTTTCGTTTATTTTATTCTTAGTTATTTCCATCAACTGCTTGTCGAAAACTTTATAATAAGGCATATTATTTATTTTATCGTAATGCCATAACTTACCATCAGTTAGATTATCCCTTGTGTTGTCAAGTCCGAACTTATCCAATTCATTTATACCAGCTTGCAATTGTTTTATGGTTGGATTTGATTTTAAATTATCAATTTCCAAATCCTGTATTGCTTTTACCTCATCGATTATCCATAATATAAAACTCATTCCATCGGCAATAGATATATTATGTACGTCGCATATAAAATGATTAATACCTCGCTCTTTAAACAATAATAAAATCAACTTATCATATTCATTCTTTGCAAATAGATCGGGCAATGTTTCTTTAACGGTCCCCCAATTTGAATATATCAAACTTTCAAAGTCAAAATTAAGCAATTTACTTGAACGCTTGCCGTTTTTTAATAAAAAATTGAATTCCTCTTGCGTTAACGATAAAAATTGACTATTCCACATAACCACCTCCTTTAATTTTTAGTTTTGGTTTTCCTATCAAATCCCAAAGCACGTAGCCTATTGGGTCTAAATGATGATTATAATCATCAATAGGGGTTTCACTTTTTTTATCGTGCCAAATATAGTTGTTCAGCTCTTTTATTATGTTAATACTCGATGGGTCTACTACTATCTGCCAATCTTGAAGTAATGCAATCCTATCAATTATAGTTGGCTTTTTAATACCTTTTATATTCAGACCCCTATTCTTCAATTCAGAAATCAAACGAGGTTCTGCACTATCGGCAACGATAAGATTGTTACCAACAAACTTTTTATTCTCTTCAAATATTTCAGAGGTGGTAAGTCCTGAAGCATGTATGCATTCTTTGACAAATATTCTTTTGTTTTTTGAATCAATAGAGCATTGATCGAGTGTTGTAGGGTCAATTGAGAATCCATAATCTTGACCGAATACTATTTTTGAATGCTCTTCAAAATCTGATATTTGCCAATTGGTAAACACGCAACCTTCCGCCTTATCTAACCAACCGCCTAATATTTGATGCTTATATTTTAATGGGTTTTTAATCTTAACACTCTCAACCTCTTTAATGAAAGATTCATCGAGGTTATTAATATTATCCAAATAAGTAGTGTGAATGTAGGTTACGTTATCCTTAATACCAGACCACCCCTCTTGTACTCCTTTATCTTCAAAGAATCGTTTATAAATCCAATGCTCTTTTGTGGTTGGGTTGAGAATTAAAATAACTCTATTTTGTTTTCCTTTTTTCCGTACAGAAAGGTTTATCTTATCGAAAGTATTTTCATTTTGTAACTCCTCGGCTTCATCAACAACCCAAGTCGTTACGCCTTGTAACGATTTCAAATTTGCGGTTTGATCACCAGAGCTTGTTTTAATCCCTCTAAAAATTATTTCGCTGCCAGATTCTAAATTTTTTATTTCAGATTTCTTAACATCGAATCTATTATTTAATTGCATTAAATCAATCTTTTCTTGAAACTCGGGTATAATTGATAAATGTGCCGAGGTCATAGTTTGACGAGTAAAAAGTATCTTATGATCTTCTTCAAATGATAAAAGGTTAGTAAACCTGCCAACCTCAAAAGATTTACCAGAACCACGACCGCCTGTAATCACAAAATATCTAGTTTTATTGCCTAGAGCATCCCATATCTTACTGTGCTTCTTGATCATATATCTTAGATATGTCGAAGTTTTTGTTTGTATTATTGTTCTCGCTTTCAATATATTGCATCGAAAGTTTTTTGTGCTCTTCTGGAGTAGCCGTCAATTTATAAAGTGCCATTTGAAGTGCAGGCGCATTTGAATTATACCATTTTGACCGTAGAGATACTTTTATTGTAGTGCTATTGACTTCTAACAATTCCTTTAGCTCGTTAAATTCGGAAGAATTAACTGGGAAATATTGGTAAAAAGTAGGTTTTGAAATTGGCAAAAAAGCAACAATGTCCTCTATAAAAATTAATTTATTCTTTACTATAAATTCTTTTGCTTTTTCAAATATTTTAACTCTATCGTACGCCATTATCCTATATGTTTTGAGCGTGATGGTAGTACTGCCCTCCGTCTCTTGGCTGGAATGCCAAGCGCATTGCTTCTATGCTAACCACGCTTATATTATTTTCTTTCTGCCAACGTTATTTTTTCTCCCCTATACATTCCTGCTCCTATTTCATCTATTTTACTAAACGGTAAAATTGGAACGGTTATTTTGCAGGTCTTGTCTATTAGGTAAATGTATCTTAATTGGTTTCCTGATTGTAATTTACCTCCGTTTTCTTTTTGCAATAAGTCTAACGGAACTGTAAATCTATTATATTTATTCATTACCCATTTACTAATTAAAGAAGTTCCACATTGTATTGTAATTCTGTGGATGGTTGGTTTTCCTTTGCTTAAATGTTGTAATTCATTTGGTAGTTCCCATAAATCATTTTTACTACTTTTTATTTGAGTTAAAATAAAACCGCTTGCTCTATAAATAGTTCCATCTCCGCATTGTGTTCCATCCGAGAAACTTAACAACCATTTTATTTGCGGCGCATTCTTTTTAATTAACTTAATGGTAATTGCAATGCATCTACTTTCTGAATACTTTGGCAAATACTCATCAAAAGCCATTCTGTTAAGCTCAAGCATTTCATTCCATTTCTCATTCTTAGTTTTATTTCCTGAATCAACTAATGGTAAAACCTTTGATTTGTCCAATGGACATCCATAACTCAATACGCCGTGCAATTTATCATCTAAAAAACAACCAAAATGCAGTTTACTTGTATTAACTACCTTACCGCTATAATGATGTTTCTTAACAAACTCATTAGCAACCTTTGAAGGTATTACCTTTACTAATATTTCTTTTGCTCTGCCCATTGCATTACGATTAAATAAAGTGCGTTACCGTTTGAGTTTTCGTTCCCCATAGTTTCGGCATACTTATATTCCTCTGTTTTCTTTATATCATCAATAGCGTTTTTTATCTGCACCGCCTGTTCATCCGCTAATGTAAAACTCATTTGTTGGAATGGTGCTTTATCCCCATCGGGTAAACTAAACTCCTCGCCTAATTCATCAGAATCAATATCAAATCCTGGTAGTGATAATCCCCATTCTTCCAGTTTTTCAGAATCCCATTCATTAGCCAATATACCCCAGTCCCATTCCCCGCCTGAAGTATTATCTTTGATTAAAAATTCACGTTGTTTTTCTTCGGATAGATCAGTGATGATAACTGGCACTTCTTTTAACCCAGCTTCTTTACAAGCTCGATAACGCATATTACCTCCTAGGATAACCATATCCTTATTCACTACGATAGGGCGAATATTAAGCATCTCCGGAAAGTCTTTAATAGAACTCACAAGCTTTTTGAACTTATCGTCCTTAATCAGTCTAGGATTGTTCGGATTAAGTTTTACTTCATTTATTTTAACTATCTGCATATTGAAACTATTTCAGCTAATTTATTTTCGTGCGCCAATATTACTTTAGCTCTTTTTTCAGAGCATTCAAACTCTTCATTCTTAAATCTTTTCCTGTCTACTTCAACATCAAAAAAAGTAATCAAAACTTTTAATTTAATTTTTTTCATTATCTAGTAATTTTATCCAATCGCTCTCTTTTCCTAACTCTTCAAATTCTGGAACGTTTGGAATCTTATTTAATATCTCATCAAAATTTATACCCTTCATATCGAAAGGTAAAATATAACCATTTACTCCATGAGTTATTTGCTCTTTACCCGAAGCAAAAGGAGTGATCAGACAAGGTGTCTTCACTTGCATAGATTCGTAAACAGAATAAGCAAAACCTTCGGTATCTGAAAGCTGTACTAAATAGTCAGCCTTATTTATTTCTTTAAAAGGCTCTCTCGTAACGCCTTTAAATATTACACTAGGATTATTTTTAAAAGTAGAAACTAATTGCTTAGCAAAGTTATGAGTTGTACTTCCGTATACATTCCATCTGTAAGATATCTTTTTTTGCTCTAATTGATTAGCTAGTGTTAACATCCTTCCGAATCCTTTCTCTCCTGATAGCCTACTGAGAGTAACCAAATGAAGTATTTTATTCTTATTCTTTTTACCTATCTTAATTGAGTTATCTAATAAGTTGTATATTATTGCATCACATTTATACGGAGTTGCTTCCTCAAATGCTTCTTTGACTACCTCCCCTACACATACGTGATGAGTTGTTTTTTTATGCTTATTATACTTGAAATTCCAAGTAGCTATTACGTGTCTATAATCTGCATGTATGATCTGAACTACCTTACTAGCTTCAATATTATCATAGGGTGAATAACCCCAAGCCGTAGAATTAATAAAATAATCGAATCTATATATTTTTGATTTATCTATTTTAATAACATCGGTAAATTTTGAAGCGTCGAATAATAACTCTTCATTCTCGACCCAGTCAAAAAGTAGCGTTATGTTATAATGTTTTGCCATACGTTTACAAAAGTTTTCAACAAACCTTTCAACACCTCCAATTACATTATAATTACTTATATAAATTCCTAGCGATTTATTTTCCATGCCAACAAAGATACAAAAAACTTTTTAAACAAAAAAAACACCCATTAAGAGCGTTTTTATTACGTCGGTACTGGTACGGTACTGGTACGGTACTGGTACTATCTAAGTACTATTTTCATTCCCCCATCCATTTAAAACATTCTTTTACCGTATTGAAAGTATATGCGTTACTTATATTGTTTTTAACAAGATTTTTTAAATATTGATATTTACTATCAAAAAATCTAGAAGGTATAAGTTCGCCATTATTGGTGCAAAGATAAACTATACCTTCATCAACTATTACTATACCTTTATTACCAGATTTAAATTCAATCCCTACAATACTCATATTATTTATATTATCAAGATGTATTTCTTGTGTTTTTTTTGGTTCTAATATGATTGTTTTCATGTTTTATTTATTTAATTTTTTTATATTTAGTACCCCCTCTCATTAGCGAAATTAAATATAGAGCATCTTCGATAGTATTACATTTTTGCGCCTCGTCTAAACTTGTTGTATAGTTATCCTCATAATATAAGTACTCAGCCATGATTCCTAAAAAAGATCTCTCCACAACATACTTAACATTAATTCCGTTGGAAATTTTTCTTACCTTTAAAGTACGAAATAAAAAACATAATAATATAAATATTAAATATAAACCTCCTAATATTATAATAAATCCTAAAAACTTTAATAAAATTTCCATATTTATTTATTTTTAATTGTTATTTCTCCTGTAATCGGACAACTCCTATCTTTGAATTTAGAGTTAAAATTTGTATCTCTTTTTACTTGAATTAATAGATCTTCCATTGCTAGTCGATAATTTGAATAGTATCTTGGCACAGGAATGACATAGTCATAAATATAAGTGATCCATTTTCTACTAATCCGAAATAAATACCATTTAACGACTAGAGTTTGTACGACATAACCTTTTTCTCTTTTAACTATTCTAAACTCTGTTTTCATTCCGTTGCTTTTTTAAGTATTTGTTCTATTCTTTGAATATTATCTTGCGCTAAATTAGTATAGTCATCAAATTCACTTCCTTCCGTACAGTCAGGGTGAGCCATCATTGAGCTTTGAAGTCTGCTAATTGTTGACATTGCTTTTTTTAAAGCTTCAAACATTTCTGGTGCGCAACTAGCTAGTTGCGCATTATAATAAGCAGCTTCTTTTCCTGCTCCTTCAAAGTCTAATAAATTTTTGCTATCATAATGCGGTCCATATTTCAGCACATAAATCCATCCGTACTTTACAGCGTACCATCTATCTTTAGTTCCTTTAAACTCCATAATTTATTTATTTAATTTTTTTATATTTAGTACACCCTCTCATTAGAGAAATTAAGCATAGTGCATCTCCGATAGTATCACATTTTTGCGCTTCATCTAAATTTGTTGTATAGTTGTCCTCATAATGTAAGTAGTCAATCATCGTTCCTAAAAAAGATCTCTCCACAACATACTTAACATTAATTCCATCTGAAACTTTTATTACCTTTAAAGATTTATTTTTGCCTTGCTCTACCATTTCTTTTGCAATAACATAAGTATGCGATACAAGTTCTTCTACAGTTAGGCTTGTCATTCCATAACTTAAAAGTCCCTGCATTGCTAAACCAGCGAAATGCTCTATTTTAGTTAAACAATCTATAGCTTGACGCCCATGACTTTGAATTGCATATTCAGATTGGGTCTCTTTTTGCTCTTCAATTCCTTCGTTTGAACCCTCATTAGTTTTAGTAAAAAAATAGCTACTATCTGAAAAAAAATTTCTACGAATATTATTATCATCCATTATTGAAAACATTTTACTTATACTATCTGAATAAATAACAAGATATTTTTTGCCATTTTCAAAATAACCATTACTTTCATCTATGTATCTTACATAATCCCCTATTTTCATATTTTATTTTTTTAATACATCATTTATTCTTTGCAAAATCATTGCTTTTTTTATTATGAGATAAACTATGTTATCATCAAATTTTTCAATTACTCTCCCACTCTCTGGCATTATACCTTTAACTAAATCGTTAGTCATATCTCTTATTGAAATCTCATGCTTCAATAGAAATCCATCTAATATCTTTTCTGGTATTTCACCACTAATATTAGACCCTTCGTTAAAGTTATGATAGGGGTCGTTATTCCTTCTATATTCCCTACCTTTTTCTATCAAAAGCTTTTCTATATTAGATAGTGTTGCTTTTACTACTTTTTCAAATGCTTGTTCGTTTTCATTCATAACTATACA